ACCTTTTGATAAACTTAAAAGCTTAAGTGAATCAATAAAACCAGGAGCTCCATTAATTCAAATTGTAAACGGACTTAAGGAATCAGAACAGTCGAAAGAAACCTCGATGTTATTACAAAAAGGTATTCAATCAAATCCACCAACGGTAGGAACAGAATTGGGAAATGCCGGAACCTCTGCTGCGGCACCTGTGGTTATTATCAACAATAACAATGGAGGTAATGTTACCAATAACAGTTCAACGTCAAGCAACGTGAACAACAACGGTTCGGTCCATAATCCTATTATTACCGCAAGCGGAAGCGGAATATTTACATCCGAATAATATATTTGAGGTGTAACAATTAAATTCCATACACCAAATCAAACAGTTCAATGTGAGACAATATTCGGCCCGCTTGTCGAATCAACGTACCATTTTCATATATTAATGTTGATGGAATATGCGTCAATTTTTTGTCCATAATTTGTTTAAAATTACGTTCATTATCAATATCAATTATACTGTAGGTTACATCATCTCTAAGGCGACAAAAATAATCTATTAGCTTGTGATATTTACTACAATCCAAACAATTTAAAATACTGTAAACTTCGATGTGTATCATATAAAGAAAAATGGCGGCATGATTTTATTTATCATGCCGCCACTGTTATGTTGGAATACTATTAGCTTTGTGCAAGTTTTGCAAAATAGCTTAATGATTCATCTTCATCTTCGTCCTCGACTGGAGCATTATATGTTGATTCAACTGCAACATTTTCAGGTGCTTCGGCGGCACGAGAAGTTGAAGCGTGAGTGTTTTCATAAACAGGTTTATGATCAACAGTTGCACCCGCGGCATCGACACCGATAACTTCAATAAGCTTGCGCTTAAGGTCAGCGTATGACTTATAGTTTGCTGGATCAATAAATTCGGAAAGCGAATAAAGTTTTCCGTAAGTTTCTTCCAAACGTGCTTCATCGCCGTTAAACAATTCGCTTGGCTTGTCAAACTCCGATTTATCGTAGTTACGATAACCTTCAACATTGCGAATTTTAAGCTTGAAGTTGCAACCAGTCCAAAAATCAAATGGGTTGATTGGTTGTTCATCTTGAAATTGTGGTTGCATAATATCCATAATCTTATCAAAGATTTTCTTACCAAATTTGTATAGTACAATTTTGCCTTCGTTTTGAGGATTTGCTGGATCACTGATTACAAGAGCATTAACAATGTAATGCAATCTGCGTTTGCGATCACGAGCAATTTCCTTATCGGATTCAACACCACTGTTCCAAAGCAGTGAATTTGCTTCACTGACAGGATCAGGTTGACCGATTGAAGTTAGAGAATTTTCAATGTACCAACGACCAGTTGGACCTTTAAATCCATGATCCCAGAAACGGACCCATGGTAGATCTTCACCTTCCTTTGCCGGAAGAAAACGAAGAATTGCATAACCGTTTCCGGCTTTATCAACTGCTGGAGCCCACAGACGATCATCGCCATAGGATTTTGTTGCACCACCAGATACTTTTTCAGCGGCATTGACAAGTTTATCAATTGCGGCGGAACGATTTTGTTTTAGTTTTTCGAATGACATAGTTTTACAGTGTATTTTGTTGTATTTTTGTTTTGTTGTTTGGTGGGAATTACCACCATGAATCTATTATACATCATTTGTTCACAGTTGTAAACAAACTTATTACAATATTTTTGTATTTTTCAGCATTCATTTCTGAACGTAGAAAAGGTTTGTATTTAATAATCTTATGAGTTATATCGGATAATATTCCCAGCGGATCATTAAAATTTTTGCCTATTGTTGAAGTGTATTGAATCAAATAATCCAACACAACCAACGAGTTCAAACATATGGCATTTGCTTGATATAACTTATATATCACAGGAATTTCCCCAGCACATCGAGGAGCAAAAGCATCGTCAAAATTTGCACAATGTTCTCGCAGTACATTCATATCACCTTTAAAAGTATATTGCATTGATTGTATTGATCCAAGGTATTCATCATAAATGTTTCTACTCATATTATTAATCCAACACTTATCTTGTAAAATGTTGGATAAAAAATAAAGAATCAAATCATTCTTTTTGGGAAATGCTCTTGCCAATTTTTCAAATTCATATCTGTTTTTATGAGCCAAAAAGGTTTCCTTTTTAAGTCTAGGTCCTTTAAAATTAAATTTAAAAGCATCATAACTGGATCCTTTTTTAAAATGTAAGCACATCGAAGTATAGATGCTCCATACCTCAAAAGGACTTAAATTTGTTTCTGTGCTTAAACTTATCAAAACAATGAATAAGATGATTTGGGCAATAAATTATTGCGTTGCGCTTCTGCCTCTAATTTTTCTTTGAGACTACCAACGCACAGTTTGGAAATATCAACAGGATCAAGACCATTGGTATCGCAATAATGTATAATCGCTTCAATGTACGACATTTCTTTTGTCTTGACCAATTTCTCTACGGCCAACGCAAAATCTTGTTTTGTAATAATATTAAGACTTAAGTTTTCTGTTTTTGTTTGCATTATATTCTGTTTTCAATTACTTTAAGGATGATTGTTTGTGGATTAATTCGACCGTTTACCTTTTTCTTTTTAAGAGGTACTCCGTCGAAAATTTTATCCAGTTTTTTAGGTGTGGCGCCAAGAATGGCGGCAAGTATATCCTTAGGTTTGCGCAACGTTGCACTAAAGCTTGATTCAACATCATACATTTTTACCGTTGTCCCTTGAACACCAAATCCCGATGCACCACTTGCATAATAAACACTCAGCATTCTTGTTTTTGTATTAAATGTATATAACCGTTGTGATGTAGGAATTCGTGAAGGGTTAATACTGTCAAGATTATATTCGGCACTATTGGTTTGATATTTCAATTTTGACACTTGCTTGTCTGCATTTTTAACCTTTTTAACTCTAGGTTTGCGTGTATTGTTTTTAATCTTGGCGTGATTTTTAACATCAGAAATTAAATCTTGAAGAATTTTTACAATTTTATTCAACGATGATTTTGACAAATATGAATATCCTTCAACAAATTGAGGATCAGTTTTTTCAAGTGCGGAATTATATTCATTATAATACCTATTCAACCAATCAAGAATAAATTTACAACCTTGTGCAGGAACTTTATGATCTTTTAAGTATGCAGTAATATTTAATGTTGGAGGTGTTTTGGTTGTATTTGCCCAGTCATCAATCAGTGAATCAAGTGGTGCAATAATATCTTTTTCAACATTTTTTCTAATACGTTCCAATGGAGATGGTTGGTGCACCTTTGGTTCGCTTGCCACATCTTCAGTTCCCTTGACATATTTGTTTTGTTTTAGTACACTTAGCGCATCGTGTATCAACTTATTAACAATGCATATATCATCCTTGGGAATTGGAGGATTGTCTTCGTCGTGAAAAGGAAGTGATGCAAAATGTTCGGCCGCTTGCGGATGTAACGAAGGCATTCCACGTTCCAAACAACGGACCAATTTACCAACAGTCGATGGAAGAATATACGGAGGTGCCTCTTTAATTGCTGCAATTTGTTCTTTTTTATAACCGTTCTTTTTCATCCATTCAAGAACCATAGGTTTCATTGAAGCAGAGTCAAGGTAATAGTTATAAAAGTTGATTGCTTTTCCTCTAATTTTAAAGAAATGTGCTGCTTCCCATTGTTGCCATCCGTGCCATTCCGGTTCCTCTCCTGTCCATTTGCTGTCACCTGCAATTACTCTTCCTGCTTTAAAGGCGTTCATATTCTTATTGGATTAATTCAAAGCTGATGACATTGTCCGCAATGAAAGACCTCCATCCGTTATTTTCCAAATCATATGCGCAAACCACTTTATCATTTGAAACGCGACCCGATTCATTTTGTTTTGGATGAAATTCAACTGGAATCAAATCAAGATTAGTTGTGCATTCCATATTACGGATTGTGCCGTTAAGTTTGGTAAATGAAACACGCACAGGATTGCTTGATTCGTTTAAAATAGTTTTAAGTTTTGTTATCATTTGTTGTGTTTATATTATATCAAATATTAATGCCTTTGTAAACAAACTTTAAAAGTTTCTTTCAATGATAGTTGCGTTTTTTGGATTTTTGTGATGTTCGGCAAAATGTTGCACACCAAATCCATCAAGATACATAAGTGCAAGTCGAATCCATTCTCCATGTGAAACAATTACAATGTCCCCTGCACCTCGCGTTTGTCGCAGATGCGTGAAAAACGTAACCACTCTGTAATATGCATCTGCATAACTTTCACCGTGATCAGGTCGATAATAAAAATTGAAATGAGCTTCTTTTTTAAGGTGACGATTGTCGACAATATCACGTAGGCTCCCCCAATCACGTTCGCGCAACAGTGGGTTTTCATGAAACTTTACTGTCTTTCCAACAACAATAAATTCTTCTCTAATATAGTTTGCCGTTTGTAGTGCTCGGACGTATGAACTGGCATGTAAGTCAATTGTATTTGCGTCCGTTAAACTTAACAGCGTTGCTGCACATTCTTTTGCTTGAGTGTGACCATGCTCGGTAATACAAATTTCACTGTCGTGTTTTTCATAATACACGCTTTTATCAACGTTACCTTCGCTTTCGGCGTGACGTATAAGAAATATTTTACTCATGTGTTGCGTTGTGTTGTCAGTCAGTCATTCATCTTGCTTAAGCCATGATGCGATAACAATTGTACAAGGAATTATCATACATTAGAATGATTGTTTCATTGACGAATCATATTCCGTTTCACGCATTTTATAGTAT